GGACTCGTCGGCGTAGGCGTCGGCGTAGGACTCGTGGGTGTAGGGGTAGGTGTCGGACTCGTCGGCGTTGGAGTTGGACTGGTTGGCGTCGGAGTCGGAGTTGTAGGCGTGGGTGTAGGCGTCGTCGGCGTGGGAGTCGGCGTTGTAGGGGTAGGTGTTGGAGTAGGTGTCGGACTCGTCGGTGTAGGAGTCGGAGTGGGGGTAGGACTGGTCGGAGTTGGAGTGGGCGTAGGAGTCGGGGTTGGACTCGTGGGCGTAGGAGTCGGAGTAGTTGGAGTGGGAGTTGGAGTGGTAGGCGCAGTGGGAGCCGTAGGCACTGTCGGCGTTGTGGGAGCGGTTGGCGCCGTTGGAGTCGTGGGCGCTGTAGGTGTGGTCGGAGCAGTGGGCGCCGTAGGCGTAGTTGGCGTAGGAGTGGTTGGTGCTGTTGGAGCGGTAGGCGCAGTCGGTGCGGTAGGCGTCGTTGGCGCCGTCGGTGTGGGCGTTGTAGGTGCGGTGGGAGTCGTAGGCGCCGTGGGCGTCGTGGGAGTTGGTGTAGTTGGCGCTGTCGGAGCCGTGGGGGTTGTAGGCGTCGTCGGTGCCGTGGGTGCAGTAGGAGCCGTCGGGGCGGTAGGCGCAGTCGGTGTTGTTGGGGCGGTCGGTGCTGTGGGGGTCGTGGGCTTGGTTGCCGTAACGGTCTGTCCAAGTCCAAGATCAGCCGCCGTCAGCGATACATCATTTCCGTCTGCATCCGTTCCAGACAACACTACGGTGCCTGGATTAATCGTGACCGACCCAGAGCCGCTACCAAGAACTTCGTTTACATAGTTGTTGATGATCGTCTGGCTGTCCAACCCTTCAAGGTCGAATGCAGACCCTGTGACTGTTGTAGTCGGGGTAGGAGTGCCAAGGACATCACCAAGGGTCAAGACCTGTCCGCCCTGGCCTGTGATAACAGGAGTTGTCGGGGCAGTAGGTGCTGTTGGTGCTGTGGGCGTCGTTGGAGCGCCGCCGCCAGTGATGGCAGTGCCAACCTGTGTCGCTGCACCGGGCAGATTCAGGGTGCCTGCAACGCCAGTGCCAAGCAAACCTTCTTGACCGGCTTGAGAAAACACATTACCGACATCCTGTCCGGTAATGTTTCCAAATCCCTTGACGCCGCCAACAACAGAAAGACCGGTACCCGCAGCCTCGCCAGTCTCTGTTGCGGTTTCACCGACTACTGATTTTGTGTAGTTTGTTGCAGCATTTTTGACTGTATTGAATACAGATTGGCCTGCGTTTGTCTGCTCTCCAAAATTGCGAATGATGCTGGCGGTCGCAGGATCGCCGCCCGCCACCGTATTGAAGGCAAAGGTGGACAACCCACCACCCAAGAGAGCCTTACTACCAGACGCTTGAGCCTGCTGATTGGCTTGCTCTTGAGTCAACTGCCCGCTTTGCACTGCGGACCTGAGGTTGTTTAGACGCTCTTGATACGCTTGGTTGTACGCCGAGCCTGCGTTCTCCAAGATGTCGGCTGCTGTATCTACACCGATACCAAGGGCCGTCGCCATTTCTCGGGCCATGCCAAGCGCGGTAGCGGTTCCCTTTACACCAAGCGCAAGCGCCAGGGCCGGCGTTTCTTGGAAGACTTCCTTGGCCAACAAATAGCCAAAGCCGCGAGGATTGTCCAACGCTCCGCCGCCGATTGCGCCGAGCGTGTTGAAGAACCCCTTAGCGTCCCTTACTCGCGTATTCCAGTTGTCAACTTGATCTTTAATATCTTGCGGGATGTTCCCTTCAACCGTGCTTGCTGCTTCTCGCAGGTAACGGTTCATAAAGTTGTTGGGATCGGCGTTCGTCAGCCAGTTCCAGTTGCCCAACATGTCCTGTGCAAGACCAACCGCAGAGTCAACAACAAGAGTTGCCGCTGTGCCGCCACCAAGAGCATCAATGACGTTCTGCGCTGTCTGTGCTGCACCGGTTGGCAAGAACTGTCCGGCAACAGTAACACGCTGCCCCAAAGCACCGGGTACGCCTGCGTCTGAGAAGCCAACTTCGTAGTTGACGCCGGGAGTTCCGGGCGGCTTGTTTGTGGCAAAGATGTTTGCGTTCGGGTCGTCTTTGAAATAACTTGCGTCGGCAACACGGTCGGCAGTCAGTTTCGTACTGATTGGCAAAACACCGCCAGTTTGGCCGCCCACCCACTGGCTGACAGCATCACGCAGACCTTGCTCGTCATTCAGGAAGATGTAACTTGCCATCCGCGACAAGGTGCCGCGATCAAGTTTGTTTACATCTACAAGATCACTGACTAAGTTTGCTGCCCTGGCCTGATTCTCATGGGTGATGTATGCGCCAGTGCCAAGTTGATTGCCGATAGCGAACTGACCTGTAGTGCCTGCGCCTGTCGTTCCCGTCGTGCCTGCCGTGCCGGTTGTGCCTGTTGTCCCAGCGGTGCCAGTGCCCGTGGATACCGAGGGGAGTTCTGTGCCGCGAATGATGTTGACTAAGTCATCGACGTTGCTCAGTCCGGTGGTTTGCAAATCCCCGCCAGTAACTGATGTCGTCGGCCCCTGGACAGTGCCGGGCAGTCGTTTGATTCCCCTGTCGTCAATTGCCTTTCCAAGTCCCGTAAGTTCGCCAAGTACAGCACTTAGCGTTGCGGGTTTGGAAAGGTCTGCGCTACTCAGAGTAATACCAAGCCGAGCGGCCCGAGATGCAATGTCTGCATCAGGATGCCCGCTCAAGTCGCCAAGGGCTGTGACCAGTGTGCGAGGATCAAGATTGCCAGACGCCAACTGCCCGGCAATCGTAAACGCGCCTTGGATTTGTTTGGGTGTAAACCCAGACCCAGAAAGAGCAGAAGACAGGGCCGTGCCTGCGGCTGACGATGCCCCGCCAAGTGCAGCCTGTTGGAAGACGTTAGAGAAGTCACCCGTTGCAATTGCCTGTGGCAATGCAGACGCTGCACCTGTGGCGGCTCCCGTGATAGCAGAGCCCGCTGCGGTACCCGTGAGACCAAGGTTGTTAACTGCTTGATTAGCGTACTGACCGGCAAATTGCCCCGCGCCAGCCGCCGCCGCTCCGACCGTTGCGGCTCTAAGGATGTCTGCCCCTTCCGCCCCTGCAATAGCCGCGTTTGCGCCACCAAGAGCAGCGCCACCAAGGGCAGCGGCTCCGGCGGAATTTGCTGCAAGCGTACCGCCAGACAGCCACGCCCCTATCTGCGGAACACCAACCGTTGCCCCAAGGAATGTGGCAAACATGGCGGCAGGTTTACGCCAACTCTCAGACTCATCGTAGTTGTCAATACGGGTGATATTGCCGTTTGCATCTAGATCAACGTAGTAACCACTATCGCCGCCGGTCTTCAGATTCATCTGATAACCGACGATGTTGCCGTTTGCGTCCGTCCTTACGATCTGCTCGTAGGGTGTACCTGCCGGTGCAAATGGAAGAGCAAAGCCTGTTCTGCCGCTTATGCCGCCAATGTCGTAACCCTGAACGGTTCCGTATCCAGTAGGCGAAATGGTGTATTGACCGACCTGCCGAGCAACGCCCTGCGGACCCGCCTCACCCGCATCAACAAATGCGTTCTGATTTGTGATGTTGGTTCTGGCAAAGTTGATGGCGTCTTGAACAGACATCTGAGGAACGCCTTGGCGAGCCTCGTTTACACCATACATCTTGTAGTGACGCTCGGCCTCTGCCTGAGTGTCGATGCCAGCCTGGGCTAAGTCAGGATTGTTCTGAAGGTATGTCTGCCAGTTAAACCCTGGTGGCAGAGTAATGTTCGGAACGGTTCCCGCAACCAACTCACCAAGTTCATTGGTGTAGGACTCGCGGTCGCGCATCCATTCGTCAACGGCAGTTGTTGCGGCTGGCGTCGGCGTGGGTGTCGTTGGGGTGGGTGTTGGAGTTGTAGGCGTCGGCGTCGGCGCAACACCAAGATCACTCGCCGTCAGCGTCTGACCGGACGTATTCGTGAGGATTGGCGTCGTCGGCGTTACCGAAGTTGGGACTGTTGGTGTCGGAACAGTCGGAGTAGGAGTTGGCGTAGGAACCGTAGGCGTAGGTACGGTCGGGACGGTCGGAGTCGGCGTGGGTACGGTCGGGGTAGTGGGTGTCGGAACAGTCGGCGTGGGAACGGTTGGAGCGGTCGGCGTGGGCGGCTGAGTACCCGTCACCCGGTAGTAGTCATCCAGGGTGAAGTTGGTTCCCAGGGCTTGATTCCACTCCGATACGGTCTGACCAGGAGTCCATCCCTGTTGCGCTGCGTACTCCAGGCCGCGCTGAGTTGCCAAGGTGTCGTTTGCACCCCCTGCGTACATGTAATCGCGGAAGTTAAACGGTGCAGCAGCGGTTGGAGTTGGCGCAGGAGCAGGGGTGGGAGTCTGCCGAGCAAGATACTCTGGCGACGACAAGAACTGCCCACGAACGAATTCCGGCGTGTAGTTGCCGGACTGAAGGGCGTTCATCCAGAAGTCAAAGCCGCCCTGATCCGGGGCGCGGCCCAGGATGTCTTGGTAGTAGCCGGTCAGAAGGCCGGAATAGTCTGGCGCAGGAGCGGGGGTGGTAGCAGCCCCTCCGCCGACGATGTTCAGCAGATCGTTCTGATCGAACGAATCCTGGAATTCTTGCTCGGACAGCAGTCGCGCCATGATCTTATTGAGTCAGGTCGTAGAAGGACAGCGATCCAACCACGTCACCCGTGGTCGCACCAGAGACAGTTCTGACAGCGACGGTGTAGATGTCACTGACCCCGGCGATGGATGCGCCTAGTTGAAGGTCAAAGTTGTATCCTGTGGCTGCGCTCGTGTTGCCCACGCCACCTGAACCTGTTGCCGTCACATAGTCCGTCTGCACTATGGAGCCCCCTGTGGTGGCCGTGGCCGCTACATCAAACTCCACGTTGGAATCAGTCGGCACTGCCGTCCACGACGCGGCGGTCAGGGTGGGGTTTTTGATCAACGCCACTTCGTAGTTCTGATTGGTCGTGGGCAGAACCTGCACCCGGTTGGGCAAAACCACCGCACCCGTGCGTCCAGAGGCAAGCCGGATAGAAACGACAGGCAAGAAAGTGGAGCCGATGGTTCCCAGGACTGTGGTGCGTCGCGCCACATGGTCAATAGAAGTTTGCTCAAACCCGCCCTCGGAGATGACCGAGCAGCAGATTGCCTTCATCGAAGCGGCTACCGCAGAGGTCACGGTCTTAATCTCATAACGCACCGGCAGGATGGCCGTGGTCATGTAAACATTGGTGATCTCGTTGGCGTTGTTAAACGTATGGCAGACGATGTACTGACCGTCGATGATGAAGCCGCACCGGACTGATCCTACGCCAAGCCATTCAAAATCCATCCACAGAATCTGAGCCTTGGACGGGTCCAGGGTGTAGCCGGATTCTCCGGTGCCGTTCAACTTGTCGCCATTCCAGTCGGATTGATTTACTGTGCGGGCGTCGGACGGAGAGCCGGTAACCGAGGATCGCAGCACGAAAGAGTAAACCCCGTCGATGCGTTGGAAGAACACGCCGTTGCTATCGTTGTAGTACCCAACACGCTGCGTGAGGTTCAGACTCTGGCTGCTGTCCATCACGAAAGTGGCAAGCACCAACAGACCCTTCCCAGGCTGATACGGGAATGAGCGATAGGACTGCCGCAGGACGGAGCCAACACCGGCCCCGGTGACTTCCATCTTGACTGCCGCTTCGTTGGACAGGAAAGAAGTTGTGCCCGTTCCCGTCGTGGAAACATCGAACTGATTGTCTGCGGCGTAGCGGTTCTGGCTGTCAAAGAGCGTGTAGGGCTGACTGACCCGCAATCGCCCAAAGGCATCCGTATTGGTGCCGCCGATAGAGACTGGGATGGGGGATGTCGTTGCCAAGATAGCCCTCAATGCAGCATCAAGTCGGTTGAAGTACAGGCGCAGGACGTTGTTGAACTGCTCCTGATACCGAGAGTCGTAGCCACCCGGGGCCAGCGGTAGGTTTGGCGGCGGCGGAACAGAAACATCTTCAATGAGTAGAGTCATCTGCGGCCATCCACCCGAACGTCGATACGGGGAGAGCCCAACTGCCACGTCACTCCAAGCGCATCAGACTGGGCTTTCATAATCAATTGACGCCCGCGCACCCGGATGTAAACGATATTGGTGAACTGCTCGATGGGCACCGTTGCCGACCGCGTTACCGCCGCACTGCTTGATCCGCCCAGAGACTGAGGGTTGTTAAATCCGGAGCCTGCACCCTTCATGGGGATCAGCGTCATAGTCAGTGATGGGTTGTTTGCCGTCGAACCTACAAACGTCACGTCCGGCAACATGCGCCAGATGAAGCCAAAGTTCTGTCCGTCTTCAATGTCGAACTCGGCAGATTCAATGTAGGCATTGATGGCAGTGGGCGTCCCGGTGGCGTTGTCATCTACGCCGTTCTCGTGCTGCACAAGATTGCCCAGGTACGTTGCCCCAATCGGGTAGTCTTGCAGACCCGAGTCGAGCCATGCCGTGCGGGCCAGCGTGCCGTAGTACCAAATCTTCTCCAAGTAGTTGTAAACAACGTACCGGTCCACGGTTGTGGAATTGGACGAGCAGTAGAACCACCAGACCTCATTGAAGCCCTCGTTGGTTCCGGCAAAGACTTGGCCCGCTTGAGACTGATTGAAGTCTCCGAACACGTGACGGCGCAGGTCACTCGGTAGAGTCTGAATACGACCGTCATAGGCGTAGAACTTATCCACACCCATCCAGTACACCACGCCGGAACCAATGGCTAAAGCATTTGGACTGAGGATGGAGATGTTGCTGCCCAGAATCTGTGCGCCCCAAACCTCCGGCGCTCCAAGGTACTGCAAGGAGTAAACGGCTGAGTCCGTGAACACCACAAGTTCCTGACGGGCTTGGATGGCGGTGATGATCTCGCTACCGTCCGAAAGCCGAAGACTGCCCGCCTGATTGGTCGCCGAAGGAGTCCAGTCAACTGCACTCTCTTGGTCCGACCACCGGATCAGCATGGGGTCAATAACCGAGGAGCCAATTTCGTTGCATCCCAGTGCAAACACAAAGCGGTTGATGTCCGAAATGAAGATTTTGTTCTGAATGACCGGCACCCCATTTGCGCCGGACAAGGTGGACAGTTCTACCGCCCGAGTGTTTACGCCGCTAGTGTTGTCCCAGTAGTACATGGGGCCGCGCCGGGGGCCAAAGATCAGGTCTTCACCAAAGTTGCCCTGACTCCACAAACGGATAGACGTGCGCGTCGTACTCGGAACACCAATACCCCACGAACCCGTTCCCCATGTGCCCGCACCCCATCCGGTCAGCGGAACCTCGATCTCGGGGCCGACATTGATCTGATAAGCGGCGGAGACCGCCGATCCGCCCGTGACGCCTGCTGCGATAACGGAAGGGGTGGTGATCGTGTAAGAGTTGACGTTAACAACGGTGATCTGGAACTCAGCATTCAGCACCGAGGCGTAAGTCCCGGTCACTCCACTGAACGTAACAAAATCACCTGTGATGCCGCCATGAGACGGGGCAGTCACCGTGACCGTCGTGGTGCCGTTGCCTGTAAACGGATCGGTGCCCAGCGTAGTCGTCGCACGGATCGGGGTGATGTCGAAGTACGCGCCGCCCCGTTCGATGTAGAACTTCAGGTTGGTGCCAACGCCAATCAGGTTTTCACTCTGAAGCGTTACCCAGTTCCAAAGGGAGCGGCATACACCAAGGAACGTACTGGCAGAGATGCGAGTCCATCCGCCAATCTTCTCAGGAGTACCCTGGCGGAAGCGTACCTTGTCGCACTCATACCAACCGTTCTCGTTGGTATAGCGGGTGTTTTCTTTGTTTACACCGGGCTTGAGAGTGAGTTTCTTGAGCGGCATGGTTATCTCAGCAGTGCCGCTTCGGCTTCGCGTCTAAGGGTTAACCCCCTCAATACGCGGCCTGCGGCCTTGTTCCACTTGACGATTTCCTCGCACGCACCCGCCCAGTCTTGAGCGTCTACACGCTTCTTCAACGTGGAGATGCGGTAATTTCCTAGCCCGCAGTTATACGCGAAACTGATGATGGCGGCAAGGCGTCGAGCAGGTTGTTTAAGCAGTATTGGCGATAGTTTGATGACGCCAACGCAGAAGTGCAGCAGGTGGCTGTCCAAGGAGGCTTCGGCCTGTTGCAAGGTCCACACCGTATCGGGCGTCACCTCGGGGCCGGTGCTGCCCCACCCAATCGTCCAAGGATGCCCACCCGTACCCGGATCGGGATAGGCTTTGCAGTCACCGTTTGGCAGGCGCTTGGCGTAACCCTCAAAGGGCTTGCACAGCGCCTCCCGTGCGATACGGATGGCTTCCGTGGTCACTTCTGGTACTTCTCAATGCTTCTTCCAACGAACCAGAACGTCAGGCACATATTGAGCATGGCGAAGTCATCGGCGTCCCACACACGGGTCATCACCTCAGACCAGTGCCCGCCAGTCTGGAACGCCATGTAGATTGCAGCCGCCTTGACCGTGGCGTACATGAAGAACAGCGCCCAGGTGATGCCGGGACGGACAAGGGCAGAGATCGCCGCCACAAACCATCCGGCTTCCTTGGCGGTCTGGGCCTGCTCCTTGAAGGCTTCCTTGATGGCGTCGAGTTGGTTGACGCTGTAGTCAACGTACTTCTCTTCCATCTTGAACTGGCCACGCATCTTCTCCAGATCGGTCTGGAGCGTGAACATTGACAGTTCATGCTTGCGCTCGTTGCCCTTGTCCATGAACTTCAGGACTTCAGGAGCAAGCCGGAACAGGCCCCCAAAGATGCTGCCCAGTAAGCCACCACTCAGGATTTCAAACATTACTTGTTCCCCTTGGCGATGCGCTCGCGTTCTTCAAGCAGCCTGACCTTGACCTGCAACTCATTGATGTGCGCCATCAGTTGCTCTTTCTGAATCTGTCTGCGCTCTGCGCTGATCGGGCTGTCAGTGGGCACGCCTTCCTTGGTGATCAGGGCGGGCATCTGCCCCTCGATCTTGGTCAGACGCTCAGAGAAGGATGCGACCTGCCCCAGTAGCCACGCCAGTGCAGCCACCACGATAGGGATGACTGCCTTGAGTACGTCTGACCATGCCATGTTTACTCCCTTGACGCCGTTACAGTGTCGTCACCCTTGCTGACCGTCACCTTGTCGCCCTGCACAGTCACCTTCATGGGCTGCTCGGGCTTGTCCAGGCGGTCTAGTTTGTCGATCAAAGTCTGGATGACCTTGAACTCAGGCTTCTCTTGTTTCTCTGCCGTCCCGGCGATGCCGTTCATCATGTTGATGAGCGCAACCAGGGCACCACCGATCATTGTCATCACAGCGGTGATGGCCGAGTCGGATAGGAAGTAGGAGGAGCCTACCCCGATCAGAACGATCAGGGTGATATAGAAGAGGCCAAACCTGCCGATGGACTTACCGGCAACTTCCTTGGCTGTCTCGGCGGGTTTGGTTTCTTCCATGATTACTCCGTGATCACCACCGTGTCGGTGTCTTCAAAGAACATCATGCGCCCACGGCACGCGATGTTGTAGTCCTGCCCGTTGGCATCCAACTCAGTCCAAGATTTTGTTTCAATCTGAACATGTTTGGCAAGGATTTCCCGCCTGCCTTCAAACACCCGCCAGACGTGAAGCATGGAGCCACGCCCCGGTTGCCCACGTGACTTGTTGAACCGGATCGTGTATTTATTTTGCATGCGGGCATAACTTTGCTGCTTTGCGAAATTTATTTACAAAAAACCTAGACACTGCCGTTTGACATTTGCGCCTGTTTAATTCCTCATCACTAACAAGATGATATCTTGGGGCTATACGAGCCTCAGACAAAGGAATCATATGCGCCAAAGGTAACCCAAAAGGCATTCTGTGAACAACAGTTTCTTTGCGCTGTCTTATAAATACATTTATGTTTATCGGAATATTAATCGAACCGGAGCGCAACACACCATGAGCAACATAAGCGTCATCAACCCCTATTCCGTTCCAAAGAGGTGGTACAACCGCCCACTTAATGTCTTTATTTGTGTTAAATACCCACGGACTATTTAATTTTAAATGCACAAATCCATTAGAGAATGGGCTGTTTTGAAATTGAAACGCCGCATGCTGGTCTATACTAGATTCGCAATCTGCAAACTTATACTCATACCTACCTTCTGGAGTCACCATGATATTCAAATCACTCCAAAGAGGCTGAATAAGCCCAGAAGTATACAAATCAATAAAACCAGCGCATGTCCTCATAGACATTGTTGGCGCTAGACTAAGCGGTGCGTAATCGGTGGTTGGCAGACTTCTCCACCATTCGGGAATAAAACGAGTTGCACGCACGGGCCTAGCATGTTCAAAAACTGCGGCGTTTGACGTAAAAAAGTCAACTTTAATTTCAGCAGTTTTTATAAAAAACATTATGCTTGCGCCAACTATTTGCCAAATATCTGTATTGTTTTTCTAGGCTTTGCATCCGGCGCTGTTTGGAAGACGCAGTGATCCAATGGAGCGGAAATATAGGTTGCACAGTTGTATTCTGGTTTTATACAACTAATTGTGTTGCCGTCATTAAAAGCAAAATATCCGCCAAAGTTTTTGTCCCAATCTTCGTTTAAATAGATGGTCATACCAAAACGCCAATTCCCGTCATTGTGCCAAGGAATATATGCTCCAGGCAGCATCTTATAATACATGGCGTATACTTCTTGATACCCATCTATTAGATTGCACAATTCGGAAGCACGTTTTATTATTTTTGTTTGCAGTTCATTTGGCAAATCAAATACCAAAATTGCGGCGCTTGACCTAACTATTACTTCACTCCATGCGGTGTAATTTGTTCTACACGCGGCTTGACCCAAGACACACGCCTCAATTTCATCAATGAATGGCTGGTCAAACACCTTCTTGTAACAGCAAACTTGCGGCATCAAGCAGCCCTAAACTGTCATTGGTTTTGTCTTTACATTCCTTTTTATCAAGGTGTAAAGATGGTAATGGTCGTTGATGTTGTCGGAATCTTCCCACTTGTCAGCAAACCATTTTTCTTCAATAAGAAAATCTGGGGCCAGCAAATCGCCATTGATATCCCGCATTGCATGAATACACGCCAGCACCGTGTTGTCTTTTGTTGCGGTTAGTCGATGGCGTTTATCTTTTTCAATAAAAATCAATCCGGGCGCTGTGAATACTTTTGAAGATACAACGCCGTCCGCAGAATCCAAAATCTCGACCAACACTTCGCCGCTGGATACCAATGTGCCGTGGTCGTAACTATGTTGATGCCCAATTTCTACGTCGCCCGATTTTTCAAACGTCATCATGCGGCAAAACACGTTACTGACTGCAATAATCTTTACATTCGGGCGATTCATTTAATTTCCTTGAGGTTGGTCGGGCCACTGAATATTGCCGGGGAATCCTGCTTGAAGACGAATCTCCCGCAATGCACGGCGATACTCAATCCAAGCGGCGCGTTCGCCCGATGTCATGGGCACATCAGGCAGCACAGACCAATCTGAATCGCGCAGGCGTTGCTTGGCTTCATTCCAAGCAAGTTCCGCAGGTGTAGCAACAGATACGCCAGGAGGCGCATCGCCAACCTCAACCCATCCCTGATCGTTATAGGACTCGCCCAACCACGACAGGTCACCGATCTGGTCGATGAAGCCGTGAAGGCCGAAGATCGGCCCCCAGTTTTCAGGCAGCGGCTGCGGCTCGCTTAGTGCGCTTCCGTCCGACAGTTTTTTGAGTTGCCAGAGTTTGCTCATTTTCATTACTCCTTGCCATCAAGGCGGGTTGAAGTCCGGGCTGCTGCTCAGGCGCAGGAAGATTCTGCCCGATGTGTTGATGTGGGGCCATATCGTTTACGAAGGGGGGCCATCCGTTTCCGGCGTACATGTGCGGAGCAATTTTCCATTCGCGCCAACTGGCGAAATCTTCTCGGGGCTTGAGCGCGATATGGCACCCTACGTTTGCGGCAAGTTGGTGAATCAACTCAATGACCTCAACCGGCTGCATGGGCGTCCACAGAACAGAACCATCATTGCCTCGCATCATCAGTTCTGTGGTGCCGCCAAAACAAGTACCAACAGTTACCGAACGTGCCCTATTCAAATTGGCAGAAAAATTTGCCTCGTCCTGCTTGCGCTGAAACTCTTGCAATTTTTTCTTGTACGTCATTGCGGATTCCAAGAAATTACAACCTGTCCCCCAGGAGAGCCAATCGTTATCGGATAACTTGAACCTGGGGTAACTGAGATACAGTTTACGGTATTTGGGTTAGCCGCAG